TGACAGGTCAGATTAGAAAAGCCTGAGATTACAGCTTATGTTGAGAATCTTTTGAAGTATTATTGTTTCACTTCGTATCCACTTCCTTTTGAGAAGTATTTCTCAGTCACGGTCTTTTAGGTGTACCACTCCTTGAGGTCTAAGTTACTCTCTTCTTACTCAACTCTTTCCGAGGTTGCCACCCCAGTTCGTCCTTGCGGGATTAAAGGTTTTTCGTAAAACTACAGTCAGACTTGGGGTCTTTCTGTGCAATGAACACCACTCGTTCTCCATCTTACCTTTCGGTTTTAAGTCCTCTATCATATTGGGACCCGCAATAGTGTAACTGGATGGTCACATTTCTTACAGAGTTCCTATGGGTTATTCTTATTGTTCTTCCGAACTCAACTTGAGAATCTACTTTCCCAAGTCACCCTCCCATTTTCCCTACGAAGTTATCCTCGGTACTAAAGGTTTGGTGATATCCCACTTGTGTACTTGAGTTCTCTACCCCTCACGGGGTTTCGAACCGCAGTCTCCTCAACACAGGGGAGACCACTTTATCCTACTTTCGTAGTTTATTTAAGGACCATACACGGCCCATTATCGTTTATCAGATTAAATGTCTCATAATCAACCCGAAGGTCTCATAATCAACTACTGAATGGATAATCTTTTTGTTTCAAAGAACGTATCGGACATTTCCGATTTGTTTTACAAACTTACGACTTTTTTTTCAATCTGTCAAGTAATTTGTGAACTTTTTTTTTGATTTAACTACCGAGTATCTTTCATTCCCTATAAGTGTTAAATCTTTTACAAACTTACAGCAAATATTCCGTAGTGTCAAATAAATATATCGAAAAAATCAAAAATTTAACACGTCAGTTAAAACTTCCTTAATACCTGATGACATATTAAGTTCTTTAATCTCTTCTAAAGTCATATAATCACATTCTGTGTGCTCAAAACCGTCCATAGCATTCTCTAAATCAGGAATGATTTTGGTGTCAGTCTTTAAAAGGAATACATGTAGAATAGTTTTTATCCCACCTAATTTATTATAACGATTAATTTTACCCAAAGGTTTAATATCTTCCTCAACTGGAACACCCATCTCCTCATAGAACTCTCTATACGCTGCATCCTTTGGGTCTTCACCTTCTTCTATTCCACCCATAGGTATTGCCCACTTTGATGGTTCATTAATCTCAGCAGTTCTCTTACAAACTAAACATTTATCATTTACTTTCACAATTATTCCAGCACTTTGTTTCATAGAAATATTTATTAATAAGTATGTTGTTAAAAATAAATAAAAATAGTTTTAATGTCAAAGTATTAATTGAAAGTTCTGAAACCAGTGAAGGTATGATGAACAAAACTTTTGACAATTTTGACGGTATGTTGTTCATCATGGGTGATGGTTCACATAGTTTTTGGATGATGAATTGTATTATCCCTTTAGATATAATCTTTATTGATAAGAACTTTAAAATAACTAAAATACATCATTACTGTGAGCCATGTGAGGTTCAACCTTGTGAAAGGTTTGTAGGTAAAGGAATGTATGTCTTAGAACTTGAGGGTGGTTCTTGTGAAGAGTTAGGTATCAGAGAAGGACAAGTTTGTGAATTCTTTAAATAAATTACTTACTTTCTTCAATCTTCTGTTGTAAAACATTAACAAATCTATTCTGTAACATCTTCAAAAACTTGATATAAGGTGAGTCTTCTTTTTCAGACTCGTACTTGTACTTACCTTGTGGTGGTCTCTTACTTCTTCCAATATAATTTAATCCTGATATATTTGTAATACACTTGTGTCCACCTGAATTGGCTTGGATAACTTCCCATACAGGAACTGAAACACTATCTAACACACTCCATTCTTCTTCAGTCAGTTCAGTTGATTTCTTTTCCATCAAAGATTTAATATCCATAAGTTCCTCAACACCATCTTTTTTATCCAAGTATTTGTCTCCGTATATTGCAGCAAAATCTTTAAAGGTAAATCCAACTGACTCTTCTTTTGCAGCAGTTTCAGAAACCCATTTAATTGTTGATAGTGGAACTTGTTTTTCTTTTAATTGTGATTCCCAATGTCCCAATACTTCTTGAGCAATTTCTCCCAAGTTAACACCTTTAAGTTCTCTTTCTTTTTTGAAAGGGTTACATGACGCTTGTAATAAACCAAGTGGCCAAGCAATAACAAGGAAGTCTGCTTCAGGGTTGTTTCTAAATGGGGTGTATCTGTCGTATGAACCTGGTTTCATCATACTTCCACCACCATATTGAACAATAATATTATCTTTAACCTGAACATTCTTATGTCCTTTCATTGTCTGAACATAATCTTCTTTATTCTTTTCTAATGAAGATATGTCAGCATACCTATTTGTCTTCATTAATTCCTTAATCTTATTGAAGATTGAGAGGAGTGAAGGTTTACAATCTAACACTAATGTCTCTAAAAACCCTGGTTTACTTTTGAATGCTAATAATAATTTGTTTGTAACCAAACCTAATAACATTCTATTTTCTTTAGCACTCTTTTCTTTTGATGTCCCATAAACATAATTCATCACCATTTCAGGTGTGATGTTTTTGGAAGCGTAATCAGCACTATCAACCATAGATATTGTCGCAACATCTTCAGGTGTAAAAATTTCAGAAGCCGGAACAATCTGTGATAGAGTTTCAACATTTGAACGAGCTCCTCTGAACTGAGTTGACTTAGTTTCGTCAGCTCCGGCTTGTCTATCGTGGTGGTCGGTATGAACCACAAACATTGGTTTTCCGTGAGCAAAGTCTACAAGGACTGGCATAATTTCACCTTCAGCATCTGCTTTCTTAACCGCAAATTCCTTATCTCCGTATTGGATTACTTCAACATCAACAACTTTGATTCCGTTGTCTTCTAAATACTTTTTCATCGCTAATGCAGTTGCAACACCGTCTAAATCTTGGTGGAAGTATATCTTCGCTTTTTTGTATCTATCAGAAAGTTCTCTTATGTTTCTGATACCACCTTCGGAAATTATCTTTTTCATTAATAATAAATATTGTAACAAAAAAAAAGTTCATCATTACGATGAACCTTTTAAAGTAAAAAAGTAATATACCTCTTATTTTAAAGTTAACAAGTATTTCAACTTGTTAATTTCCGCTAACATTTCGTCTCTAATGTTTAATAAATCCGAGTCCATCTTTGGGTCATAGTCTTCAGACAATCCAACCAAATATTCACAAACTGAATTGATATATTCAGTTAACTCAAGTTCTTCAATATCACTACCACCTAAAGTATATCCACCTGAAAAACTAGGTCTTCCGTGTTTACCCATACAAACTTCAACAAACTTATCAATCAAATCATCAAGTGATTCGTATATTCCACCATAAGCAGAATGTCTAGCAAATGATTTTGTTTGCCAATGTAATACTCTGAATTGAGTTTGTGTTTCTAATAAAAATTTAACAACTTCCGAATTTTTCATTACAATATTTTATTATAAATATATCAATAAATGAAAAATGGTGGTTATTGACCCCCATTTTCAAATTCTAATTTCTGTTGACTCTTTTGGTCAACAAAACTTTGTATTCGTTGTTTAGCAATTTCACAATAGTTTTCACTCAATTCAATACCAACCCATCTTCTGTCATGAACAACTGCCGCCACACAACTGGTTCCTGAACCATTGAAAGGGTCTAAAACAATATCATTTCTATATGATAATATCTTAATTGCCTTTTCGGGAATATCCATCGAGAACGTTGCCTTTGTTAATGAACGAGTGTCAGCAAAGTATTTCCATTGTCCAAACACCAATTCCATAAACTCTTTCTTATCTTGTTCAGAATAAGCAACTTTGTTCTTCCCTTCTTCGGTTAGATAAGGTTCACCCTTCCATTGTGGTTCACCTTTAACTTTCTTGATGTGATTTTTCTTATAAGCAAGTATCACACATTCTTTTGGGTTGTAGATGTAAGGAGCTGATGGACTCATCCAAGAACCCCAAGCGGTTGTCTTACTTCTATGTGGTGAGTTCTCTTCAAGGTCAACAATACCATAAAACTTAAACCCAACTTTTTTCATCACCTGATAAAGTTCTGAAGCGAAGAATACTCTACCACCTCTGTCCTGTACGTTAACTTCATAGGGTATGTTAATCGCAATCCTACCGTCATCTTTTAATAAACGATAAGCCTCAGTTAACCATTTCTTCGACCACTTCCAATATTCATCCATAACAATTTCATCGTTATGTGTATCGTATTGGATACCTACATTATATGGTGGTGATGTTACAATCAAGTCAACCCAACCTTCAGGCATTTCACTCATCACCTCAATGGTATCACCATTCAGGACTCTGTTAATATAATTCTCAATCATTCTGTAATTTTTCTATCTTTTTTTCAATATACCATATGGCTTTCTTCAAGTCCTGAACCACGTTATCTTTTTTACCTGCACGTGATAGGTATTTAACCGCGTTACCCAAATAAAAATCTTTATCTAAATCCCAAGCGTCGATTACTTTGATTGCTTCATATGGATTATCTTTACCACCATAGTGTGATGGGTGATTAACCATTTCTTTTTGTTCTGACATAATATTCTTTTCCATATTTACTTTCTTCAAGTGTACCCTCACTTACAAGTTTTTCAATTCGTTTTCTTGTTTCATCGATTCCAACTCGTAGGATATAATCAGAAATATAATTAATATGAACTGGTTTTTCAAGTTTTCTTAACAGAACTTCACTAGGGTCTACATTGTTTCTCATACTCTTTAAATTTTTTGGCAACATCGTTATTTGTGAAAATGATGGAATCGGCTTTGAGGTAGTGATTAATAATAGTTAAATCTTTTTCTAAACTTTTGATTTGTTCTTCCCCTATTATTTTTTTGTTGAATCCCATATTACAAAAATACTAATCTTTTTTTAGATTTACAATTGTTTTTTTCTGAATTATGTAACTTAATACCTTTCTTTTAAAGATTGGTAGAAGTGTGTTTTCAAATGGTA